CTGCAAAGGCATCACGACTGCTAAAAACCGCCTTAGAATTGATTATGGTATAATCACTCTTTGGTTCTCCAACCTCTCTGAATAAGCCTATAACAGTGTCCTCATCCAATGCAGAAAAACTAAAGTCCTCAGTCATTGGGTCATCATCTATGCCAAGCATTGCATTAACCTCATTGTCGGTCATTCCAAGACCCGATTTGAGCATAGTTACTGCAATCTCTTTGGATATCTTACCTTGTGAGAATTGGCGAATAACTCGCATCAATTGTTGGTATTGTCTACCGCTTAGATTCTTCAAGTTATCGTTTACCTCAACTTGCTCTTGATTCAAACTCGGTTGAGTTGCTTCAGTTGGTGCATATTTTGCAACATCTATTCCTGCCTTCTCCAATAACCACTCTTTAGGAGCAATCTGCAACAATGCTTGTTCACTTAACTCATATCCAATAGGTTCTACTGGTATGATGCTAATTTCAGAAGTAGCACCTTTTAAGACCGCTAACTCACTAAATATTGATTCAAGGAATTGTTGCTTATCGTTTACATAGGTGTTCTTAAATATCTCATAAGAATCCCTCATCTGTGTTCGACTTCCCAATTGACCAGGTTCTGCAATTCCAAAAAGACTTGGTGAGGTAATTTGATGACCTGCAAAAAGGTTATTCTGTATAATCAAATCAACCCTTGTGAAGTCCTCCTTTGTGATATCACTTGCACCAAGGTCCTCTATGATTGGTTTTCTTGCAGGGTCAGTGGTAAAGGATAAGATAAATTTCTTACCATCGCTACCGCTAAACCTATCTGTAAACCTCCTCTCAATGTTCCTCTTCTCATCAGGAGAAGGTTCGCCATTGGGAAGGGTAATAAGTTTGGATGCACTGAAACCCGTTTGAGCATTGCCAAGAACGTGTCGTGAAACTTCTATATCAGATTCAATATAGTTCAGCGCACCCATATATCCTGGAAGAGCATAGGTATCCAAACCTGGTCTATACTCTTTAATGTAAAGTATCTGCTTACCTTGTCTGACCTTCGTATTGAATGCCATTAAAGGTATCAACTCATCCTTCCTCTCGTTCCAATCTTTCTTGTACCAAAACTGCGTATTATCCGTGTTGGACCTAATTTTGGTATAGTCAATGTGCAAGACATCAGTTAACTGCCCACCTGTAACAGACCAAATAACTTCAAGGTAAGCACCTCCAAAGATTTCAATGTCAATGGATACCTTCCTTGTTAAATCTGCTAAAGATTCAAACTGGTTAGGTTGAGCAATGAACTGCTCTGCTATCGGGTCTGCCTCATCTGCTTTCCATCCGTTCCCGATAATGTAATTAACCTTGCCCTTAACGATAGCGTTATGCTTAGCACTCTTATTGTAAAGTGCCAAAAGATAGTTAGGGTAATCGTTCTTTTCACCGAATTCAATATACCCCTTACCCCTCTTTTCTCTATATTCGGGTTGCCTTGCCTCTTGGAAATTTAATATGACTAAATCATTCATCATCTTGTAATATATGTATTGTCAACCTCGTGTTGTGTGTACTCAAATGTGGTTGATGGTGACAGTTTCATAATGCCTTCTTCAAGCAATCCAGTCGCTTTAGTATAGTCTACATTGTAGGCACTTGTTTGCTCATAAACGTAGTATAAATACTCGCCAATATGACCCAAACTAAAGTATTTAGGTACTTTGATGCTGAACTTGTTATACCTATCCTTAAAAGGTGATACATCAAGAGCATTAAGCAAAACAAAAGCAACCTCATCCCGTGTAGTCCTATTGACAAAACGGAATAAATAATTCGGAGTAGTCAGCGTTTGCTTCTCCGTCAATGTTAGGTAAATGAACTCAGTTGAACCTTGTGTCAGTTGTATCATTGTATCTAAATAGGTAATCCCTTGACTTTTACCCAAAAAGAAAGGCATCCGATATGGATGCCCTTACTCAATTCTAAACCTTCCTATTTACGCAGTAAGACCTGCAATTATTGAACTTGAAACCTCAGGAGCAAGTGCAGGTTCATTGCCAGTGAAGGTCAATGTGTAACCATTCCTATCTCCAAAAGCAGTACCAGTCGCACCATTGCCACCAGTCAAATCAGCACCATTTACCTTTCCAAGCAACCAATACTTGTCATTACCATCCTGTACAACTGCAAGGAGATTATTCTTAGCAAGAAGGAGAATCTCGTTTCTTGTAGATGCTTGAAGTTTATTGAGGATTATTGACAATTCTTGTGCATAGAATACAGTACCGTTCTCAACAGAAGCAGTAATGTTTTCGGTAAGTGAAGAGGTTTGCTTTACAAGTTGATACTTGTAAAATACTTTACCTCCTGCCTTTGTGATAGTAGTAACAACGCCTGATGCTTCAGTTATTGCAGTAACATCAGCGAATGGAATGAACCAAACCGCCTTTATCCCGCCTATTGACTCTTTACAGTCTAAGACATAATTTTGTGTAAGTGCACAGGACATACCTATAATTTTTATAATGAAGGCAAGGGATGGAAACCACCCCTCACCTACAATGTTATTTAAACGAAGAACTTAACAATCTCATCAGGGAATGCATAGTTAACTCCCATCTTGAATTCTGCTACATAGCGAACTTGGTCTGCTTCCTTTGCATAGAAGATTTCAAATCTTTCTTCTTCGTTCAAAAGGTCAGTTCCCAAGAACAGGTTAGAAACCCTCATTGCAACAATCTTACCGCTTCCGTTCAAACCTTGTACCGCCATAACTTTTACGTTAGTACCTGGGAGGAAGAACTGACCATTGGCAGCCTCATCATACTTGTAATGGAACAAGTTAGAAGACTTCAACTTTACAGTATAGGTACGGAAAACATCCATACCACAGAAGATAGTGATATCATCCTTGTCTACTACTTGGGCAGGGATTGCTTTGTAGATGTCATCAAAGATGCTGATTACGTTTGCATCAGTGATTGCAGTTTCTACAACTCCGTGAAGAGCAACGCTATTAGCATTTACAACTGCTGCACCATCGGCAGTAATCAAGGTAGTGATACCGCTAAACTTATTCAAGTTTACATCAACGCTACCAGTTGCACCAACCCAAAGAGTTTTCTCAAGTTGTTGAGCAATTTTCTCTGCTTTACGCTTAGAATACTCTTCAGAGTAAATCATTGAATCGTAAGAAGAACCAGCAGGGAGTGCTTTCTGCAAGTACTTTGCTTCAAGGTCTTTCAAGCAAAGTGCTTCGTTAACCTTAATTTTTCCAACTGTTACAGTCCTTTGTGTGAAAGAAGTCAGACCTGATGCGTTAAATCCGCAAGATGAACCATCTTGGAAGATTGCATCTGTATCCATAATGTTGATGGTTTCGGCAGACTTAACACCTACCATCACGTTTCCAGCATCCTTAATCAAAGATGCAGTTTTGCTACCAAGTACAGAAGATGCAACAAGTAGTGCCTCGTTCTCTTTTGTATAGGCTGCCAATGTTCCTACTGAAAAACTCATTTTATTTGTTTTTTATTTGTTTGAGAAATTTTTACTTAATTGATTTTGCGAAATCAAGGAATCTGCTAATCTTATCTTCCTTTTTTTCAACGTGCTGATTAAACTTTTCCTTTGGTTGCTCAGTTGCATTTGCAGATGGTGTGTTCAAAAGTTGAACCAAAACATCTGAAATATCACTCATACCCTTGCTGAACTTTGCTTCTTGAGATGCAAGTTTAGCATCATATGCCATCTTAATCTCATCAAGTTGCTTTTGCATTTCTTCAATCTTCTTCTTCATCATGTCCTTGTCCTCATAATGCTTGTTTGTGTCAATCTCAACCTCAGGAACTTCAGGAAGTTCTACATTAGGTACTTTGATTTCTACAATGGCAGATGCTTCATCCAACAGAATAACAGAACCGTCAATAAGTTCATGTTCACCAGCAGGAGCAGGAACTTCGTTGCCACCCTCGTCTACCAGTGTAACCTTACCACCGACTTCTAACTTGTCAATCATTACTTTAGCACCACTCTTCAGCGTATATTCCGCAAAAGATTGGAGAGGTTCAGCAGAAGGCATAGGCATTTCACCCGCCTCAGCAAACATTTGTTTAATCTTGTTAATTGCTTCCAAAGTTGTCATAATAACTTTTGGTAATAAATAGGAGGCATTTACCAATGTACCATATACAAAAAAGGCAGGTGTGGAAACACCCGCCGTCTTATCAAATTAATTTATGGTAAAAAACTCTAACTAACCATAGATAGCACTTTAAGGACATTTTCCCAAAGTTGCTCAATCTTTTTATCTCCTGTTTTCCTGTAATTAAACTGTCCTTCAACGGAGAACCCTCTGACATTCCCTGCCTTTATTTCTGCCCATACTTCAGGATTATCTACCTTGAATGACCCAAACCAAGACCCATCGGGCACATCCTCAAATCCTTTCATTGGTTGGATGCCCCTAACCTTGTCGCTTATAAAAGATTCAAACATTGTCACACCTTCAACAGATTGCCCTGAATCGTGCATAAGATTCACGTTTGCTTGATACCCTTTCTTGAAGTACCTCTGTGCAATCTTTTTTATCGTTTCCTTTGTGAAGACCACATAATACTCCCCATTGTGGTCATTGCGATAGATAGGAGTATCTGCCAACATTAATGGTCCGCTAATTATTTGTTGGTCCTCATCTTGGATGACAAAGGTCTGTTTATCAATCTTTTTAAGTTTGTTACTTGCCCATTCAATCATGGAAGTGCCACCCCAAGCATCCCACATAAGACCTCCGCACCCTTCACTATATGGCACATCCTTGTTTTGCTGATGCCTCTTGAATCCGCTAATCCTTGCGATTGTTTCACGTGAAATAGGTTCTCCCTTTGCGATTTGGTTTGCCCTAATCTTTCCAGTTGCTTCACCGCAAGAACCCCATCCGTTTTTCTCTACCCAATCCAATGCTCTTTGTGCGTTGTTCTTAGCACTTTCAGGATAGTCGGTATAAGATTCTGCAAACTCATCCTCAGTAAAGGCAAGGAACTGTCTTTCAATCGCTGGTCTGTCTACTAAACTGACCACATCAACCTCAACATCATCTTCAAGGTCGTTGGTTATCTCAAGGTTAAAAATTGGAATATTCTTTTCCATTGTTACTTTTTTTATTGGTTATTTGTTACCCAAGCCTCGCTGCTCGGTTTATTCTTACAATCTTTTCTTGTTGGTTAGTGATGTCAGATTCAACCACGTATGCCCTATTGGTAGCAGACCCAAGTTGATTAATGCTTTGTTGGTCCAACCTTGTTACACTTGCCGTTTGAAATAATGAATTAGGTGAAATAGGAGCAGCACCTCCACCTTCAGAGGATGGTGTTTTAGGTTGTTCTGATGACCCACTTTTAAACTTAGATATTGTACTTCCAACAATACCTGCAATCTGTGCAGCAGCGTTAATCTTTAAACCTGCTATCTTCTTAGCACCTATTGCACTTGCAATGGCAAAAGCAGGATTTGGAATACCTGGTGGAAGAATAGCAGGTATTGCAGCAGTTTGTGCAGCAACCTGAGTAATTGCAGAACTTGTTGCAGTAAATATCTTACCTATTTCAACAGCCTTTTGAATAGCAAAAATAATGTTTGCTAACTTTTCATTCTCGCCAACCAATACTGCTAATGCATTTAAACCTTGTACTGCAAGGTTTGTTTTTGCATCTTGTAACTCGCTAAAAGCATCTCTATCTGCTTGATAAAGTTCTTTTAACTTTGTATAAAACTCTGTTTGTTCTTCTAATTTTTTGGTCTGTATTTCGCTATCAGATGCAGCAATCTGTATCTCTATTTCACTTTTTTTCTGAGCAAAAGCAATTTCTGCCTCTGCCCTTGCTGCAGTACCTTTTGCAGTATTATTTATATTGGTCTGTAACCTTATAAGTTCAAGTTCTGCCTCTTCTTCAAATATCTCTCTTTTCGCTTCTAACCTCTGTATCTCATCTTGTATAAGTTCAGCACTTGCTTTCCTTTGGTCAATTGCAATCTTATTATTACTCTCACTGATTGACTTATTTATGTCAATTTGCTCCCTAAGTAAAGAGTTTTGATTTACCAACTGTTCCGATGCAAAAGCAGTATATTTTTCTTGTATGTCTGCTCTTTCACCTTCCAACCTTATGAGTTCTGCTTGTAGTTCCTTATTTACACCATTCAGAGCAATCTCATTCTGTATCTTTTGTTGCCTAATTCCTATAAGTGCCAACTCTTGTTGCTGACCCTTTTTGAGAACATCTGCAAGTTGATTGTTTGCTTTGATTCGGTCTTGTATTGCAAGTGCCTCATTGTCCCTTTGTTGCCTCAATTTCTCTGCTGCAATCTCTGTCTGCTTGATAGTATTTAACTGCCTTGCTTCTGCTAATACTGCATCATTTGTTGCCTTGGTAAGTGCCTTTGCTTGGTCTAATTTCTTAGAGAAGTAATCCCCTGCTGCCTCCGTTAAGTCACCAAGTGCCTTACTTGTTTTATCAAAAGCATCATCTACACCTGTGGCAACATCAAGCATCTCTTTTCCAAAGAGTTTTGCTGATTCTTTTGCTGCTTCAAAGTCTCCAGTAAATAAGTTTTTTAATGTTTGACCCAATAAACCCAATGCCTCAATAGCAGAGTTAAGTCTTTCAAGTAGGTTGTTTTTTATCGCAGTTGCTAAATCAACAACTAACTGCTTTGGATTCTCAAATATCTCTTTAAAGAAATCAACTACCTTGCCAGTATTGTCTACAAAGAAAGAAACTAAATCAGAAAAAACTCCCGTTAAGAAGTTCATTGAGGTACTTAGTAAATCTGCTACCTTTTGATTCTTGCCAAGCACTTGCTGAAAGAACTCAAAACCCTTGTTTATCACATTAATGATACCAAGCGTTTTAATTGCATTACCTATTGACCCAAAAGCACCTGCTGCCTGTTTTGCTTCCTTACCTGCGTTTTTAGCACTCTTCCCTGCATTGTCTATTTTTTTACCTAACTCATCAACGCTTTTACTTGCATTGCCCGAGTCTACCGATATTGTTATACCTACCTTCTCATTTGCCATCTAAATATAGTTTAATTCAATTACTTTAAGAAGTTCAACCTTTGTTACGTTAAAGTCCATAGGGTTATAATCCAAGACCTTATTCAACCGCCAAAGTGAACCATCAATGTATATTAGTTTACTAAAATCAAGGTTATAAATGTCAACCTCATTCAACTTTAAGGAGCAGGTCAGTAACTTACTATCCTTGTCGGTTATCTCTGCAATGTACTCAGACCAATAACTATTAAATAAGTTTGCTGCCGTGACTGCTGATGCATTATAAAAGAGTTCTTTTGTTGCACCCCAATTGATATCTGCTTGTGGATTGAATGGGTCATCAAAGTGACCTGCATACCCATATGCAGTGTAAGTATCATGCCCTGATAGATGGTTAAGTTTCCAAGATGCTCTACCCGTTATCTTCTTTGCTTGAAGGATTCTAATAACCGAATCCATTTTATCTTCTTTGGTATTCTCGTTGGATAGTTTATAAATAGTGCTATAAATTTTATCAGTAGCAGTAAGTTGGTAAAGTATGGTAGATGCAAAAATCAACTCAGTGCTATCAACTTCCTTCACAAATTCGTTCTCACTATCATAGATAAAATCACCATACCCTTCGTTATACTTCTTGCGATAGTTCTCCGCATAGAAGTCATTGTCTTGCTTGTACTTATAATCGTAATAACGTGCAGTAAACTCTGACATTGGTTTCAACCTAATCACGCTTCCCCTGTCTACCTTTGCAGTCCAATCAATCTGACTACCATCATAGAAGTTTATAAATGGTTTAATTATAAGTTTTTTCTCTACCAACTTGTCTTCATAGACATAAAGATTAAACATCTTTACAATGGAGGCAAAGAAATCCTTTTGAAAGATTCCCTTTGGTATCGTGTCATTTATTACGATTGTGTCACCATAATTAACAGTAACAAGTGTTGGATTATTTGAGATTACGTTGAAGTTTCCTGATTCAATATCTAAGTCTGAAAAGTTGCCTATCAAATCAACATCCAAGGTATCAGTATTTACAAGCGTAACAGATGCCACACTAAGGTCAGCATTGAAGTTGTAATTATTGCCAGGGGTAGTGTAGGTAACCCCCGAAATAGGTGTTCCATTCTTACGCAGTTGAATGGTAAAGTCACTTGATGGACTAATTGCGTTAATCACTCCCGATATGCTTAATGCTATGCTTCCTGAGAATGCCGTGCCTGAATTATAAGTAAAGTCACTACCACTTCCTGTGATTGTAAAGTTTCCTGCATTTATAATATCAAACTCAACATTACCACTGGCATTGATATAATTTTTAACTTTTGCCGTTGCAAGTAATATTGTTGATGAACTTTTTGTAAGTGTTTTTTGATTGTTAGGAATAACCAATCTGTCCATCAATGCCGTACTAAGCAAAGGAAAGTCATAGGTGTAACCTGACCCATCAAGTATCTTGGTGAGGTATTGCTTGACATACAAAGCAGGTCTGAAAGCATCAAAAGAAAAGTCTATCTTATTTGTAGATACTACCCCGTTATCAATAAGAGGATAGTAAACACCAGTACCGCTAATGTTATCCCAACTGTTTGCGATGGTAGTAGCGTTCCAAGTTTGGTCCGCAATACCAAAGTCGATGTCTTCTAACTTATTATTTCCAAGTGCATTTATAAAACCCCCTAACTCACCGAACACTGCAACCTCATACTCTATGCTTCTGTCATCAATAATTATCTCAAGCAGTCTAAGTACACCCTTAAATATTTGTATCTTATCTACCAAGATGATACATGGTACTGACTTGGTAGCATTGAAGTTGTAACCCACGTTTGGGATTGCGGGATTGTATAGATTGGAATTTCCAAACTCGAATATATTACCGAATAACTTATTATTTGTATCATTGCCAGGTAGTACTATTGTTTTACTAAATGAGGTATTCCTTGTTGCAAAGTCTTGGATTTCATCAATGGCATAGGTAAACTCTGCTGAGATTTCCTTAGTCAAATCAAGTCTGTAATTGTCTATGTAAACCTCTGTCCTCATCGGAATTGACTATATTTTTTGTTCGCTATCTGCACATCAAGTTCAAGGTTGAACATCTTGTCTGCAATCCTCTTCTTCTCTTCCCAATTGCTTGTCATAGTGACTACGGGATAGTAGTACCCACCTTGCTCAAAGTAGACCTCAGGTGATTGAATTAACTCTGCTAACCAGTTATAATCTTTTACATTTAAGTAATTACTTCGCAGTTTGTACATTGTTGAATGCTCAACCACATACTTAGTTGCACCTGGGTTGATTCTGTTAAAGTCATCATAAGTACGCATTGCTACCGCAGAAGAATTATACCTAAACTTGCTACCTTCATACTGCTTAGATTCCACGTTCCTTGATTCCTTATTGACCAATCGGAAATGCATCGTATCATACCCTCCGAGTTGATTCAAGAAATGTAATGCGATAGGTGAGTAGTTAGGATTGCAAACAAGTTTAACCCTTACCTCATCCCCGAATCCTGTACCATTGTGCAACTTAATGCCGTATGAGTAAGCGGTTGAAGGGATTACAGTTGCATCATACCACTCATTTATCGCAGTTGGTGATATATCAAGAAGACTAAATGTTTCTTGTGGGTCTGTTGCAGTTGTTACCGCACTTCCACTCGGTGTTCCATTCTCGTTATACAACTGAACAGATGGGTAAATATTTGTAGTTACCCCACTTGCAGACATATAACCAATATGCAACTTGTCAGTAAACGCACATTCAACATTGCTCAAATCCCTATTGGTCAACCATTTATTGATATATGACTTGTAATAGGCAGGAGATTGAGCAGGATTGTAAAAGTCGGGATAGTAGAAATTGAACGCTACATAAGTCTGCTCAAGCAGATTGGTGTAGGTAGTCCCTCCGTACTCTTCACCATATTTTATAGTATATTCTTTATAAATATTATCGTTTGATGCACTGAATAAAGTAGTAGCAGGATTCGGGATAAAATTAGATTGAGCATAATTCCTCATTATATTCCCTGCGTTAAATATCCCCTTCGTACTGCTCACATCAGGAAACTGCTTAATCCTTGCTATCAATGTTGAATCTACATAAACATCAAAGACATACTTAAAGTTTGTTGATGCCTTATTGGTGCTATCTACCACAAACCAAAGTTCATCATGTAGGGATGCGTATTGCTCAGGTATTGAATTAACTGTTATTGCCATAATTACTTGTTGTCTTTGTTAATTAGCAGATTCTTTGATTTTATGACTACCGCAATATCTGCCACCATTGCCTTGGCAATTGTCTGAGTAAACAAGTCACCAAAGTATTCATTTACTGCATCATCAAAGAACCCCGTCCTCTTTAATCCTTGTTGCTTTATCTTCCTTGCTATAAGAAATGCAGTGGTTCTTCCAGTGTTTAGTTCTGAAACTGATTTACGCTTTCTTTGCAGTCCTGAGGTGTTATACTTTTGGTCATCTCTTCTGGAGGCAAGTCCGTTCCTCTTCACCCATTTCTGAATGGCATTTACCATTGGTCCTTTCATAGAAGGATTTGCTGACTTGTAACTATATGGAGAATTAGGTTGTTTAGATATAAAACCTTGCACACCCTTGTTCACGTAGTCATAATACTTTGAGGCTTGACTGCTTGGGTCATAACCTACCTGCAACTCGTACTTTGATTCTTTTCTTGTTAGTTCTCCGCTACTGATTCCATCAATCAACCCACCAGTGTCTATGACATTTGCATTTGTTATGTTCTCTTTAACCTTTTCAATAAAGGCAAGAGCAAACTGAATTATGGCATCTTCAACGAATGGCAGTTCAGTAATTGTGGCATCACCTTTACGCTCTAATTCTTTCACAATGGCATTTATTGTGCCATCGTTAACAAGTTCGTTCTGTATCTGACTAATGCTTTTTGCCATTCTTTATGCTTTGCTCTCTGTCAAGTTCTGCCTTCGCTTTAATGTATGACAAATCATTTAAGAAGTTTATTGTTGATAGTTCAAAGGATTGCTCAAGTGTAATCTTTTCATGCTCTGCAACCAACTTGCATTGGTAAATCCATCCATACTGTCGCATAAAACTTGAAGTATCATCTCTGTGTGCCCCTCTGTCATCCTCATCTTCTTCATGTCCTTTTTCAAATAATCCTGAGAAACTTTTATCCAAGTTCTGAATACAAGATAAAAAAAAACCACGCTACCCATTACATCAGTGATAGAGGCAGCAAGTAGGTCATCTGCATACTCATCGTGTTTATTTGCTTGGTACTTGTCATCCTTCCACCCAAATATGGTTAACTTTTGAGGTATAACCATAGAGGCAGCAATCTTGTGGATGTTACCTGCAAAGTCACCTGAGAAGTATTTACTCTCAATATACCTCCCTGCTTCCATGTTTTTAATGTTGTAATTACAACGATACCTTTTGCCTTTTACCTTTATGTAATCAACCTTGTTTACTGGTACATCCGTTTTTAAAAACTCAATCTTTTTGGCAAGTTTAATGGTCTGTGTTAAAGGTAGGTTCAAGACCTCGGTTTCTGTCTTGCCTGTGATTATGGAGATAACCTTTATAGATACTGCTTCTAAGTCCTCAGATTCAGATTGAGTAAATAGTTGCATTAACTGTTGCCATTGGAATACTGTTACGTTGGACCAATTCATAATGTTAAATAGTTTATTCTTAGTTAAGTGTAATACAATGTCTATCCAAGGATACCCTTGATGTCTTGGGATTCTTTATGCACTCCCAATCATTGCCAAACTATGCACCCCTATCCAAGAAGGGAGAACGGGTTTTTTGGTTATCCTTGTCGGTAGTTATCATTGTAATTACTACCACTTTTATCCCGTTCTTATAATCTCCAGTCTGTTACCGAAGCAGACTGTTAAGCATAGATGACACGTTCATTCATTTACTTTTTGTGCTAAAGTTGGGGTGAACCCGTGTTAAGACCCAATCAAGTCCGAAGGTAAGTAAAAAAAAAGAACCCACACTGGTAGAAGCAGGTGGGTCTAATTTATGCGGGTTGCATGAATCAAACCCGAATTATACTTCTACTATCATTCGGATTGACTCAGCAAAAATACTAAATATTTTATATAACCAAGTTTTTTAGTAAATTATTTTAAAAAAAGGGAGGCGAACCTCCCTGAGTGATTAATATAAACCTAATTCAATTTTCAATAATTCTGTTTTCATTTCAGGACTTTTGTAATTTTTTACTGCTTCATCAAAGTTTGCAAAATCCTTACCAACAGTTCCAAAAGGATTATTGGTTACTTTTCTAACTGAAACATAATTAAATCTGCCAGTTACAACAGTAACGGCAAATACATTACCTTTTACTAAAATTTCTCTTGTTGTGTAGGTTGCGTTGTTTTCAGTGAATGTTGTCATTGTGTTTGGTTTAATTGTGATTTGTTTTTCAAATATACACCTTTTCACAATACCAACACTTTTTATCTTATTTATTTTAAAAAATATTTTAGTTGTAGGGAACCCTACAAAAACCCTATGCAAAACTATACCTACCACTTCCCACATTCTTTTGGAGGTGCTGCCAAGCAAGGGAAAGGGAAACAACACAGTCATCATGGAATCCTTGAGGTGCTGAATACTTTACCCCGAATGAGGTGTATTGGTATTCAAAGATTTCTAATTCATCCACAATAGGACCAGGGGGGAATGTTATCTTCCTTTGGTGGATAGCGGATGCAAGACCCTCCATAAGCATCTGCTTTGAGGTACTGCTGAACTTGTAACCTTGCACATCAAGACCCTCCCTTTGCATATCCTCAAAGATTGGGTCACCTACCCCCGTGCTATCCATAAGGATTGGTGCTTTGGGTAGATTGACAATATACTCTTTAGTCTGCCTCCAATCCCTTTGGAAGCGTTCATAATGGCATACAGACCCGTTCTTGTCAAGTCCTATTACCACGGTCCAGTCAACCGCTTTGGCAAGGTCTATCCCATAACAAGCAACAGGATTGGTAGACATCGGGAAGATGCACTGGCGAATGTAAGCAGACCCAAAAGGATTGGCAGCATTCTCAGCAGGGTTTGCCATGTACTCTTGCTCAAAGACCACTTCAGGTAGTTGCATTCTTGCACTATCAACCTCTGATTTATCTATGTACGGGTTATCATAGGTGCTAAACTTGAAACTTTGCCAATCTTCCTCCCCTCCGTTCCCTTTCATGAACAATGAGTAAAAGTAGTTTTTGCCCTTTGGAGTAGACAGGAATAATGCCTTGCCCTTGTAATCGGTCAAGGTAGGTCTGATACTATTTAACCAACCATCCTCAAGGTTAGGGATGAAGGATGCCTCATCAACCACAACAAGGTGAAACTTCCTGCCTCGCAGGTTATCTAACCGCTCCCCTGTAAAGAATTGTACCGAACCGCCATTTGGAAACTCAATAGTCAAATCAGACCTATTAGAGGCGAAAGGAACGGCTTTTGCTAACTTGTCAAAGAAAGTCTTGGCAAGGTTATAAGTCGGGGTAATATAGGCAACAGATTGCCCCACAATGGCATTCTTGATAATCTCTACCTGTGAGAGTTCAGACTTGCCGAACCTCCTACCACACATCACTACCCTAAACCTTCCAGGGGAATCAATTATCTCAACTTGGTTTTTATGTGGTTCGGGTAGTTCAATTATCATAGAATCGTTTTGCCCTTTGTAAATACCACCTCAATCTTCCCATCATTGGTGATATGTGCCGTTTCCTTTGGTTTGCCGTATACCCTGGTCAATAGGGTATCAATGGAATAAAGACTTCCCTTCTCCAATGACTTCCTCAATGCCCCTGCAATGGTCTTCTCCAGTACAGTTGCCTTCGGGTTATCCCATACCGCTTTAAGTTCCTGCATATCCATAGACATAATTGCTTGGATGCAATCGTTAACCTCGGCTAACTTGTACCCCTGCTCTTTGAGAAGTGATATATATTTCCTCGGTCTTCCGTTTGGGTTTCCCGATACTCCCTTCTCCCAATTCTGTATCTCGCCTCCGTGTTCTTGCTTGATTCGCTTTGCCATTGTTAGTCCATTGTTTTAGTATACTTCTGCCCGTTCCTCTTCACCTCCAAAGTCGGGTCAAGTTTAACCATCCTGTCAACTATAACTTGGCAGTATTTAGGGTCAAGTTCCATCCCGTAGCACTTGCGTTTAAGTTGATGACTTGCCACCATAGTTGAACCGCTACCGAGGAAAAAGTCAATTACTAAACTATTTTCATTTGAACTTATTTGCATTTCATTTGCAATCAATTCAATTGGTTTCATTGTTGGATGCAATCCAGTTTCTCTTCCAAATTCTAAACACCTTGAATAGTTTACATTTTGTAATCCATAATTCCAAATTGATGATTTTCTAAACAATAACAAATACTCAATATCGGGTCTATGTGCTGAATTAATTGGTATTGCATTCGGCTTTTTCCAAATTAAAACATTGAATGAATAATTTGCATCTTTTGCCCATGTTAAATAATCGGGTAACAATTCATTATTGCAAAAAATATAGGCATTCATTTTTTTTTCAAATACCAGTGGCAAAACTTGCAAAAATTCAGTTGGATTAAATTCTGCAATAAATTCAATATCTTTCCCTTGCTTTCTTAATGCCTTGCCAATATTTCCATTTTCTCCTCCTTCTGTTTCTATTTTATAAGGAGGGTCAGTAAATACCATGTCTGCCTTCTGTCCATTCATCAACTTTTCTACTTGGTCGCTATCTGTTGAATCACCACAGAGTAAACGATGCTCACCTATCTCAAACAAATCCCCAAGAACGATATCGGTTTCAATTCCCCCATCAGGTACATTAAAGTCATCCTCTTCTGCTTCAAGCACCTCAGGTTTAAAATCGGGTATATCTAACCCCCAATCTGTCAATTGTTCTGCATCCCAATTATTCGCAAGGTCTTCCCAATCCCATTCGCCGAACCCAACATTATCTTTTATGATAAACTGCTTCTGTTGGTCTTCAGTTAAGTCCTCTGCTTTGATTATTGCTACTTCTTTAAGTCCTGCTTCCTTACACGCCCTCAGTCGCATATTCCCACCGAGGACTACCATATCCGCATTGACTACTATTGGGCGAATGTTGAGCATCTCAGGGAACTCCTTAATTGACTTGACTAACTTTTGGAACTTGTCATCCTTGATTATTCTTGGATTGTTCGGGTTAGACTTTACCTCGCTGATTTTAACTGTGATTGGATTCATTATTTTAGTTTAGTTAATACTCTGTTATGTACCAGGTTCAGTTCGTGCTTCCATTGTTCTGTCTGCCCTTCTCTTGGCAGGAATTGGTCTACTGCGTTTGATACAGATTGAATCCCTGCAAAGTAACCCCACGGCATTGGTATTGCATTATTGCAGTCATCAATTACCAGTGTTCCCCCTACCTTTAGGATTGGCAAGTAGTTCTTAAGGTCAGACATTACTACCTCATAAGTATGTCCTCCATCTATGTAAAGCACATCGGGTGGGTTCTGAGATGCTAACTTGACCGCATTTGGATTGGTAGAATCTAATCGGATTAACTCATAGTCTGCCGTAATATCAAACTCATCGTGTAGTCTTATAATGTCTGCTTCGTAGTCTGATTCCCAATGACCATCAGAGGTATCAAGTGGTGTGATTCCTATTCGCCTAACCTTTTTGCCGTGTCTTTCTGCAAGTAGAGCAACAAGTCCAAGAATCTGTCCTCTAAAAACCCCTATCTCCATAAAGGTGAACTCATTAGGCATCTTCTTTACAATCTCATTCCACATCCAAAGAAAACACCTTTCACCGAATCCGAATGCGTTTGTTTCAATCCAGTCCCTATACTCTTTTAGTTCTTGGTCTGCATTTACCTTGTCTGTATATTCTTTAACTATCCATTCCATCATAATAAATAAAATTTACTCATATCAGTTTTGCCGTTCCCGTGAATGAACATAGGGAAGGTATGGGTCTTATTGTTATATAATCGGTTATAGGTTAAAGTAAAGTCACCTTCTACCTCAAAGGCAACGGATTGGAAGATATTGCAATAGTCAAGTCCTATCTTGTCGGGCATTGCAAGGAAGCGGTCCGTGTACCAACGTTGGTCATCATCTTCATATCTCGGGGGATTGCTATGGTAAACATCAAGGAAGTCCTTTTTGTTTCCGTAAATCTGCCCACTGTTAAGAAACTTCCACTCATGGTTTACCACTGGAAACATTCCCATCTTATGAGTATCAGGATAGCATCCTTTCTCAGATGATACTATCATAGGGAAGTCCTTCTTTTTAAACTTGAACTCTTGAGGACTTGCGATGCAGTAATTATCGTAAGCATCAAGGTAGATGAACTCATCCGTATCTGTTGCACATAGGTACTCATAAAGTCCTATAATCTTTGTCCCGAACCCTTGCCACTCTTTTACGATTGGGTGATATGACCATCCGTGTTGCTTGAGGGATTCCTCTAACTTTAACCACCCTGGGTGATTAGGATTATCTAAGGATACTATTACTTTCATTGAAAAGGATTATAGTAGATTGGTCTTGTGCCGTGATAGTATTCATGGGTCATCTTGATTACTTGCTGAGTAACCTCTGCACTATGCTTCTCCTTCCACGTTTGGTATTCCGTTTCCCCTTTGTCTATGTGTTCAATCTCAATATGAGGTAGAAACACATTCCACATCCCTGCAACTGTTGACCTATGAGAAGCAAGGACATCATCGTAACCATAGAGATTAGGTTGGCAAAGATACCCTATTTTGTCAAGCAAAGCGGATGAGTACATTTGGCAAGTACCGATTATGTGATGGCACTTCTCAACTATAATCCAACGCTGACCTGCGAAGTGTGGTAACATAATTAATTCGCTCCTCCAATCAGGTAATGCGTGGTTCGGTTCTTCCCAACAATCTTTTCTCTTTAGACCTACAATACCAATCTTAGGTTCTCTCTCAATTGCCTCTACCATTTCTTTCACCCAATCAACATTGTCTATAATTACATCGTTGTCCATCTTGATACAATGCTGACCAGGTTTACGATGCTTCCAAGCAAGGTTAACCGCTTCTGCCGTTCCTATATTCTCTTCATTGGTTATGACATTTACAAAACCATCTGCTGCATATTCTTTTATAATATCCTTTGTTGTTTGGCAAGAGTTATTATCTATAATCCAAAACTCATGGTCATAAAAGATATGCTGAAAATGTAATTCATTTAAGACCTTTTCGGTTAGTTCTGACCTTTTGTTTTCTTCGGTGTCATGCACTGCCATTGCGATAAGTACCTTGTCCATTAGTATATAAGTTTATTCATGTTTATGTTATGCTCACCAAGTATCTCACCGAATTCCTCATAAACCATAAAGATTGCATCATCTACATCAAGACCTTTATCAAGTGCCTTCTCTGTTAGTCTTTTCCTTGTATTGTGTATGAAATCAAATACCGCAGTACATAGGTCATAAGACTGCACACATCTCAGATGCTCTATCTTATCATCAGGGTCATTAAGGTCAAATGTCAATTGTGCCTTCATTTAAGTTATGTTTTATATAAGTGATTCAAAAACCTGCTTTCTTGACTTATTTACATTGATTAGATTAAAGTTCTCCCTGCACCATTCACCATTTGCAATGCCCATCTCCTTTCTATAAATAGCATCTTTAACAACTTTTTTAATATTTGTAAACCAATCTGATTGATTGTTTACTGGGATGATATGCTTACAATCTGAGTAAGGTTTCACATTGGAACAAATTACAGGTGCATTCTTAGTTGCTGCCTCAAGGACCTTGAGATTAGACTTCATTGAGTTGAACTTTGAATCTACCAAAGGAACAAGACAAGCATCTGCTTCATTATAAAAGTTCATGTATTGGTCCACTGGTAACGCACTGCGTATGTACCCATCTACTTTGAACCCACAAAGGTAATCATTAATCATTCTGCCCCAAGGTTCTGCTACTTGCTTGTCCTCTGAGTAACCGCAAAGGATAAAGGTTGAGTTATTCTTTACCATTGAATCTCCTGCCACCCTCTTCATTGGGTTTTTAAGTATGGCAATATCCTTCTCGTGTGTTACTGAACCTGCGTAAACAAACCGCACCTTGTCAGATTCAGTCTTGTAGTCTGTGAACTGGTCCTCCCCATAAGGTAAGGCATTAGGTATTACTATCCAATTCGGATTAAGTTCATCCACATAAACTGCCAAATCATTGTTAGAGCAAGTTACTATATCTGCTACCTTGATATGGTCAATGACTTTTTGCGTAGGATATTTGCCGTAAAGGATATGCCACGGGTCAAGATGCCAAAAGTCATCTATATCAACTACTAACTTAAATCCGTACTTCTCCCTTAACCTTACAACCTCATCAACCTCCATCCCTGCTATGTAACGATTGATAAAAAGTATGTCATATCCTTTCTCAAGTTCTTCCTCGGTAAGTACATCTGTCATCATTGCATACTCCTTTGGCAAGTAGATTAACGGATTAAATAACCTATGGAATGATACCCCTGAGTTTCTTTGACCGACTGTGATGATTCTCATTGCTTATTTTTAAATGGTCTACCTTTCTTCTTTGGTGTTTGTTCTTGTACAGATTCTTGTACCAATTCTGCATCAAGGACCTTCTTCGCTTGGTATTCATCCCAAAAGATAATCAGTCGCTTCATCATGCTACTGACACATGAACTGCACCAACTTGTCAGAATAAAACCACCATCAAGGTATCTCCTGTAAATCTGCTCGTACCCAACAAGAATATGCAAGGGAAGGTTCTTCATAAACCCAATCTTTACGCATTCAAAGTTGTAAATGTTTTCTTCTATAAATTGCTCATCCTCTTGTGTCATGTGATTATTTTTTAAAAAATATGTTATTTAAAAGATTTCGGAATAGTGGAGCAGATACCCCTGCAACGAATGCCACCAACGTGCAATTCAAGACCATTACAGGCACGAAGTATAAAATGATGGCAACATATACACTGAGGCAAAGATTGCAGTTAAAAGGCTTAAAATTGAGTTTCCACTTCTCAGGAAGTCTTGCCATCTCAATAAAGTAAAAGACAAAGAAAAGGGATGCGATAACGATTTTAATCAAGTGCATAATTTTTAATTTTATATTTTAGTAAAGTGCGACTTTTTTTAATGGTCTTCATAAGGGACCTATATGGAATACCAGTGTCCCGTGAAAGACTCATTATGTTCTGTCCATTCTCGGAATAAAGTCTAAGTATCTCAAGTTCATACCAATGCAGAATCTTTAGACTATTATTTAATTTGACAGTTATCTCATCGGTTTGAATAGTATCGCTTACATCAGGTGCATCATGCTTCTCGGTCCATTCCGTAAATACCCTCCTAAACTTATTGAAGAAGGTTGACCTATCAGACTTAATCATTGAGAGCATTGTGCGGACAAGGTAGAACTTTAAGAATCCACCAGTGTGCATTGACATAAACTTTACCTCATCCATCTCACAAAGTACCATAAACATTTCCTGCCTCAAGTCATCCTGCAACTCAAAAGGTTGCATCTTCTTGATGGCATTGTCTATATCCTTATCGGTGTATAGACCTGCTATGATATCGTTCTTTGTCAGACCCATTCGTTAAGTTCAGGGATGCCTTTGTTATCTGTTGCAAGGTAACACAATGCCCCAGAATTTTTTGCTCTATTGAGAAAAACTATCTGATAATCACTAAGTTTATCCTTAATTGTCTTTACCTCACAATATACTGCCTTGCCCGTTGACTTGCAGAATCCAGTAATATCTGCCACACCACGTTCGCCAATAAACTTCCTTCCAGGTACAGACAGATTATTGTTTCGCCACACATAGTACCCTTTTGATTCCAATTTCATTAATGCAAACTTTGTTATTAATGCTACTGTAAGGTCCATTATTTATTGTTTAAAAGTTTGTCAAAGTATTGTGCAACCGCCATCCGATAGCACTGATGCTCCATGTAGTCATCATCCTTTAATTTGTTTTTTATGTCAATTTTTTCCTGCCTTGAACCTTGAAACATTCTATCATTCATTGCCTTTATTACCTTGTCATAGGTATCCTCAACCTCTACAATGATTTTGCCTCTCTTGTGCAGGATGTGGAATACATCTATACCAAAGACAATGTTATCCCATTGCTTGAATTTAGAGTAGCAATCAAACGCAGTTTCTATCTTTTCATCATCAGATATGTACCTTGGTTGCCATTTAGACTCTTGCTCAACTGGTTTAATCTCATTCAGTTTCTGCATCCCATACCTTGCGAATGCTCTAAGTAACCTGTGCAGGTATAGCATTGAGAAGTTTTGATAAGTTTCTGCTTCTATGTCAAGTTTCCCCTTTGCTGCTAAGTCAAAAGCAAGGGAGATTTCCCCTATCTTGATGTTTGGGTATTCCTCCATAATTGACTTATACATCATTAACAAGTCTGCATTGTTTGGCATTTTATCACCTTTAACACCAAGTTTCTGCATACCATTCATAAGTTCATCAACTACTAACCCACTGCTTAAATTCTTTATAGGTTCACTGGTCCTTGATAATTTAAACTTCTCAAGGTCTAATGCCTCGGAGGAAGTCAATTTTGTCTGTGTACTGACGGAGTTCTGCTCTGCGTTCTGCATAGATGTCAGAACTTGATTTAGTGGTAACATTTTTATTAAATTTTTTATCGTTTCTAATCCAGTTTCTAATTGCTGATTTGTAATCTTTCATTTTGTTTTTCCCTACCATCCATCCGTTGGATGTATAGAAGTCAAAGAATGATTCTGCAAGTTCAAGTCTTTCCTTTTCAGCAAAGTAATCCTCAACCATTTCCATCGTAGGTATAATACTATTATTCTTTATATTAATATTACTATTAACCTTTATATTATCTTTTCGGTTTTCAATGGGAGGTATAATGGTTTTCAATGGGAGGGTATCATTATTTCCCATCATAGGTATATCGGTTTCCAATGGGAGGTGTTTATCTAAGATTAGAACTAAAACCCTTTGCTCAACTTGTTTTTTATCATTTCTGTAAATAATCCTACCAAAGTAACCTTTCTTTTCAAGGTCTGAAACTAATTGACTGACAGTAATTTTACTGATATTTAAGCATTCTGCAAGGTAGTCATTTGATGCAAAGCAGTAACCTTTTAGGTTGGATAGACTTGATACTAACCCGATTAATAGTTTTTGTGTACTATTAATGTCCTTGCTCATTAAGTACCTGCAAGGTATAACTGCCGCCCAGTTATGATTTTCTTTCATAAAATAAAAAAAGGGGATTCAGGTGTAGTGTGTTTACCCGATTCCCCATTCTTGTCTGTTCTTACAAACAAGCATTTGCACACTACCTCAAATGCTTGTCTACTTTGCAAAGATACAAAACTATTCATTTGTAACCTTTTTTTTCTTGACTCGGACCGCATAGGTTTTACCATCAAGTCTGCTGATAACCTTGCGACCAACTTGCCTCAAGTCGCTAATCTTATTGGGAGGATATCCCATAAAGTTACAAACGCACTTGCCTGACCGATAGGTGACCGCCTTTGCCCTGCGTTCTTCTATGTCCTCAATGCTTAGGTCATAGACTAAGTACTCAACTGCATTCTCTAAATGATAGGTTATATCCCTCAAAACTTTGGTTTTATAAATGAAATAATGGTTGCACCCACATAAAATATGACCGCCAATGGAACTGAAACGACAAAAAAATAAATCATGTAGAATATTTTAATTAAATTCATCATAACTCCATTTTAAGTCTGTCTTGTGATATTGCGTAGGTTGAACCATGTCCAAGGTCTACAAGGTTCTC